AAAATCTTTTATCACTTATCATTTTAATAATGTATGTTCCAAGAACAGCTAATTTTAAAGCTATTGCTTTCTTTTTATCTTCTGTCATTTTTGTTTCTCCTTATTTGTTGCATTGTAAGACTGTTATTTGTTTCTCTGATTCTTTAAGTTGATGTTCTAACCTAGCAATCTGAGTTTCTCTAATATTTATTTCATGCCGTTGTACTTTTATAATACTACCTTTACTAAAGTTATCTAGCACAAGCAACACTACTAATACTCCAGCTACTAAATATATTGGTGTCATATAATTATCCTTTCTTATCTAATTTTTCTAATAAATACTCTAATTCATAAACTTTTGAAAACCCTATCTTTTCCAAATATGCCCAGTAATATTTAAAGTTAAAAAATTTAAAGACATATTTACTTACTTTATTAAATAATAACATATTAATTCCTTCCTTAATTAAGCACGAGGACATTATCGGGAGATGCGGAGTCCCACAACTATAGCGTTCTATAGTAATACAATGCCCTCATGCAGTTATTGACCAAGTTAATGCAATTATGATATGTAATATAAGATAAATATGCGTTATCATCATCACATCAACATGGTAGTAAATGTGTAAAAAGGGGAAATTAATCCCCTAATTACTACTTAACAGGCTTAGGTAAGCTTACTGGAACATCATCTTCATCCATAAATATAGGATCGAATCCCGCTTCTACACAGCATCTATTGATATTAATAAGATCAGCTCTCAGAGCGCTCATAATATCACGCTTGGATTCTACTGAAACTCCCATTATATACCCACGCCTCATAGGTGCCTTGATAGAAGACTGAAGAGCCTTTGCTCTAGTCTCTGCACCTAAGTGAATATAGTCTTCTCTTGTCTCGAGTTTGTTAGTAGTCATTGTTTCTCCTTTGATTTAAATTAATAACTATAAAATTATAAAAATGAAAAATAACTAAAATCGTATATACGAAAACCCCCGAATAGGGGGTGGTAATGTAAAAAAGGCTAAGTATCAAAATCCTACAATTTTTTTCCTATAATAACTTGGTCAAATAGCTTTGAAACTCTTGACTAATGTATTAATTTTATAGGGTGGTAGGGTTAGGGAAAATAAGGTGTAAATAAAAAATGAAAATAAGAAGTGATATTACAATGGATGAATTTATAGAATCATTATCAGATTTGCCTTTAAAAGTGCAAGAAGATGTTTTAGGAAACTTAAATGAAAAAATGGTTCCTATAGATATTGATGGCAATATACATATGATACATGAAGATGTAAGTGAATTAATAGACAATTTATTAATGCAATTAACAGAAATAAAACAAGAGAGAGACATTTATTTTGGCGGAAAAAAGAACGATTAAAGGCATAGACCATTATGTCTATGACGATATAGAAGAATTTCAAGAAACACACCCCAATACAATTGTAAGGCCCGATTGGAGAAACTCAGATGAAAACGATTGGGTATATAGCGATGATGATAGAATTGTACAATTACTTAAAGTATCTAAAAAAGTAAATCATCCTAACGATAGAAAAAATTATAAATTTGCAAAAGGCTGGGTAAGAACCGTTGTAGGAAGTTTTCTTAATAGGCCAAATGTAAAAATGGATACAGACTTTGATAATCATCCAAACAGATATACATTCTCTACCAATATTAAGAACACTTCTAATAGAGTTTATAAAAGAACCAAAACAACTAATAAAGAAAAAGAATTTGCTGTAAATGTTGTAACTGGTATGGGAGCTGTCGATGCTTATAAAAAAGCATATGCAGAAATGTCAGACCAAAAAGCAAGAAAGAAAGCAACTGTATTGTTAAAGCAGGAGAGGGTAATGAAAGAAATAGAAAAATCGGTTTTAGATGTAGCAAAAAGCATGGGTATAGACCATGAGTTTGTATTGCGAAAATTAAAAAATCTTGCTGAATATAGTGAAGATGATAATATAATATTACAATCCACCAAAGAACTTGGTAAAATAGTTGGTACATCTGGTAACACTGTTAAACAAAAAGAAATGGGATTACTTGGAGTATTTCAAGGATTTTCTCCAGAACAATTAGAAGGAGCTGAAAGAAAAAAAATTGAAGCTCCAAAGGAAGACTAATGGGAGTAGACGATTTTACATTAAATGAAGAAGGAGCTATCATTGGATGTCCTAAATGTAAAGGAAGAGCATTAAGAAAAGATGGGCATAAATACAGAGCAACAAAACCTAAAAAACAATTATGGAAATGTTATTCTTGTGGAGCAAGGACATTAAATCCAGATATTATAGAGCCTCCAAAGTTTACTGTCGATGAAAAATATAAAGATGCAATAGAAGATCTCCCTATTACTGAATTAATATCGCATAGAAAAAGAAAATTTGAAGTAAAGCAAGGCGCAAGAAAAAATAAAGGTTTAATAAATATTAATATTAATATAAATGGGCCTATAGGTATTGCTCATTTTGGAGACCCACATATAGATGACGATGGAACGGATATTGCTCAAATACTAGCATATACAGATCTTATTAATAATACAGATGGAATGTTCGCAGGAAATCTTGGAGACATACAAAACAATTGGATAGGAAGATTAGCTGCTTTGTATTCTGCTCAATCTACCACCGCAAAAGAATCTTGGAGACTTACTGAATACTTTGTGTCTAAACTAAGTTGGATATATCTAGTAGCTGGTAATCACGATGTCTGGTCTGGAGATGGAGATCCTTTAGAATTTATAATGAGAGATCATAAGGGTATATATGAAAGATGGGGAGCTAGAATGAATTTAAGATTCCCAAATGGTAAAGAAGTAAGAATAAATGCTAGGCACACATTTAAAGGTAATTCTATTTGGAATACAGCTCATGGAGTATCAAGAGCAATACAAACTGGATGGAGGGACCACATATTAACTTGTGGACATACTCATGTTTCTGGTTACCAAGTTTTAAAAGATCCTTCAAGTGGATTAGTTAGTCATGGATTACAAGTAGCTTCATTTAAAATGATAGATGGATATGCAGACAAACTAGGATTAGACGATAAAAATATATTTAATTGTCCGGTTACAATTATAGATCCTAGATATGAAGATCACGACAATAGATTAATTACTACAATATTTGATCCAGAAAAAGCAGCTGATTATTTAACATTTCTTAGGCAAGATTATAATAAATTAAAAGGCAATAAAACATCTAAAAACAAATGACAGAAGCAAAAGAATCCTTAATTAGAGATCAAGCATTATTAATGATGAATCGAAATTATGGTAATTTATATATGATAAATAAAATATTAAAAAGATTTATGAGATGTATTAATGGCAAATATAAACAGTCAGAACATATCGAAAGCTGAAGAAGCTTTACAATTAGCTCATAAAGATTTAATATCGTTTGGTAAATTATTTTTACCAGATGATTTTATGCGTAGTGAAACTCCCTTTTTTCATTATGAAGTTGCCGATGCGATAGACGATAGGAATGTAAAACAAACTGCAATTATTATACCTAGAGGACATGGTAAAACAGTTTTAACTAAAGCATCTATTATTAAAGATTTTGTGTTTGCCTCAAAGGATAATTTTCTTTTTTATGCTTGGGTATCTGCTACTCAAAAATTAAGTGTAGGAAATATGGATTACATTAAACATCATCTAGAGTTTAATGATAGAATTAAGTATTATTTTGGGCCGTTAAAAGGAAAAAAATGGACAGAAGAAGATATAGAATTGTCTAATGGATGTAAACTTATTAGTAAGAGCAATGTCGCAGGAATTAGAGGCGGGGCAAAATTGCATAAACGATACGACCTCATTGTACTTGACGACTTCGAGCATGAAGCCAATACAATCACGAAGGAAGCGAGAGATAAAAACGCTAACCTCGTTACTGCTGTGGTCTATCCTGCTATCGAGCCTCACACTGGTAGGCTTCGTGTTAACGGCACCCCTGTACATTATGATTCCTTTATTAATAATCTTATTAATAATTATAGCAAAGCTAAGAAAGATGGTAAAAAATTCTCTTGGCGTGTCATTACTTATAAAGCTTTATTGGATGAAACTACTCCTTTATGGGAATCCTTTTTTCCGTTATCAAAAATTAAAGAAAAGAAAAAATTCTATGAAGACTCTGGACAACCTCAGAAGTTCTTCCAAGAATATATGATGGAGGTAATGAGTGAAGAAGATGCGATATGGAGAAGAGAACACATTAGATATTGGGAAGGGTATTATAAACATGAAGACGGCATTAATTATATTGTTAAAGATGGGAATGATATTCCTGTTAATACATTCATTGGTTGCGACCCAGCAACAGATATTGATACTAAGCACAGCGATTTTTCTGTCATAACTGTAATTGCAATTGATTCTAATAATGAATTGTATGTATTGGAATACGAAAGACATAGAAGCGTTCCTACTATTGGATCTAAACATCCAGACACAGGAGAGATTCTTGGTAAAAAAGGTGTCGTAGATATGATACTCGAATTACATCAAAAATATAATTGTATGTCTTCTACAGTTGAAGATGTTGCTATGAATAGAAGTATATTTCAAGCATTAAACGATGAAAGAAGAAGGTTAAATAAATTCGATATTGCAGTTATTCCAGAAAAACCTGGCGGAACACAGAAAAGAAATCGCATTTATAGTGGACTTTCGGCCCGCTTTAGTACCGGAACAGTGCATTTGCGTAAAAATATGTTTGATTTAATTAACGAAATACTTACTTTCGGCCCGAAAATGGCTCACGATGATACAATTGAAAGTCTTTATTATTCACAAATTCATGCTTTTCCGCCAAACATGAAAAAAGATAAAGAGAAAAAGAGATGGTTTAAGCCAAAAAGAAAAGCAAAAAATTGGTTAATAGCTTAAATAAAAAGGATATAAAATGTTAAAAAAAATAAAAGCTCGCAGAAAAAAAAGAATATCACAAGACAAATACGTTATAGGTGAAAATCTTACTAAAGCTGGTCGTGAAAGAGGAAGACGTAGAAGGATGCTTAAAAAAGTTGGTGGTAAGACTACAATAACTGAAGGTATGAAATCTAAAAAAAGAGGAATAACTGGAGCTAAAGAAACTGTTGCTTCTAAGAAAAAAGCTATGGGTATTAAATCTAAAGTAAAGAAAAAAGACTTAGCCGATAAAGGATCTAAGCTAACAAAAGCTGGTGTCTATCCTAAATACAAACAAAAAAGTAAATCAGCTGGTTCTTTTAGATCTGCTTTTAAAGCAAATTGTTCTGGAGGAGAAGGTGGTACTTTTACATGGCAAGGTCGTTCTTATAGCTGTGCAAAAAAGAAATCAGCTCCTAAGAAAAAACAGATGCAAGGACCTCCTAAAAGTATGATGTCTAAATAATGCCAAAATTAGGTAAAAGATCAAGGTCTAGACTTAAAGGAGTTGATTCTCGACTTGTAAATGTATTAAATGAAGTATGTAAATATTTTGATATTACAGTTATAGAAGGATTAAGAAGTCAAGAAAGGCAAAATGAATTAGTTG